ATTATGTCTTTTCTTAATTGAATAGACTTAACAGTTTCATCAGCCATAATTTGACCTTCTTGTTCTTGTACTCTTAACTCGTTATATTTTTCTGGTGTCATAGTGTCTCCTTATTTAATTTTAACTACGCCTGTTAATCTTTCACATTTATAGTCGTTAATAATTTTATTAATAGCGTTTTTCATATTAATGTCAATTCTTTTTAAAAGATCATCTTCAACTTGAACGATTTCCTTCACATCTTTAGACATATCCTTGATTCTTTTATATGCAATGTTTCTTACGATTGATAAATTGTTTACCATAATGTTTTGATTAGCCATAGTGTTATATATCCTTTTTAGTTTTCATTATTTGTATTACTTGAAACAGGGATTTTGTTTTAAGTAACTTGTTTCCGTATGCAATTCTTCTTTCTAATTTGTTAATTGCTGTTTTTAGTTTTTTTTTGTTCATATACTATTATAATACCGTATTTTTACATAAAAATCAAGCAAAAAATGGAAAAAAATGGCATATGTTCTTGTTTTGTTCTCTAAAAACCTTTATAAATAGTAGAAAAACACAAAAATTGAGGAAATTATGAAAAAAATGAGAATTTTTAAGTTCTGGAACGAATCAGGTGACGAAAAAGAGAAGGAAGCCATGAGTTTGAAGAAAGCCACCATGTCTGTACAAGGGGATTTCAAGGATGAGTTTATTGGTGTTGAATATATTAGTAAAAAAGGCAAAAAAATCGTAGATTCGGTAAAAATACCAGTAGGACGAAAAATTCGTCAATCAATTGAGATAGAAAAGAAAAGAATGTTACTAAAAGCCGAAAGAGAACAAAGACAAGCTGAGGCAAAACAAAGATATGGCAGCTAGAGAAGGAGATTTGTTAACTACAGGCCATGCTTGTGATGGAACCACTAATTTAGCAATCTCTTTAGTAAGAACAGTAAAGGCAAACGGTATCTATGGTGCTGTTCAAGGCACACCTACAGTAACACACCTAGTTCCACCTATCATACCACCTTGTTCATCACATGTTGCCTCTTTAAACAAAGGATCAACAAACGTAAAGATAGGTGGTATACCTTGGGGTCGTACAACTGATAGTGCTGATTCAGGTGCAATGATACTCACTTCTCTAAATGTATTAGTAAATGGTCTATAAAGTCATATAAATATAGTTATGGCCTATTCAAACTATGACGCAAGTACAACGAATCAAAGTAAACGATCAAACCGTATTTACAAAGATTTGAATTTAAACTTTACTAAAAATCCTGCTACTAAAGATGTTGCAAGATTATTTGATGTACAGGCAATTAAGAGAGCTGTTAAGAATATAATCTTAACTAACAAATATGAAAGACCTTTTAATTCTGACTTTGGTTGTAATTTAAGAGGTTTCTTATTTGAGAACATGACCGAACCTATGATGGTAATCATCAAAGATAGGGTCGCAATGGCAATTGAAAAATACGAACCTAGAGTTTCAGTAGAAGATGTAGTTGTTCGGGAAGATGAAAACAATAATGGTATAGACATTATGGTTTCTGTTTTAATTAATGGTGCAGAAGCACCTATTTCAGTATCAACATTTTTACAAAGAGTAAGATAAGATGGCACAACACAAATTAGATATTTCAGAATTAGATTTTGAGAATATAAAAGGTTCACTCAAAAGATTTTTAGCAAATCAAAACGAATTTAAAGATTACGACTTTGAAGGTAGTTCAATGGCAATATTGCTTGATCTACTTGCTTACAATACACACTACTTGGCTTACAATGCAAACTTCGTAGCAAACGAAATGTTTATGGACACAGCACAGTTAAGATCAAGTGTTGCGTCATTAGCTAAATTAGTAGGTTATACACCCAATTCTGCCAGAGCACCAACCGCTGATTTAAAATTAGTAATCAACGATGGTACAGGTGCTTCAATTACAATTCCTGCAGGTACAAAATTTACTTCATCAATAGATGGTTTAACTTATACGTTTGTTTCAGTATCAGACAAAGTTGTACAACCAGTTGATAGTGTTTATACAGCACAAAGTATAAATGTTTATGAAGGTACATATGTTACCTATGCTTACACATATGACAGCCAAGATATAGATCAAAGATTTTTAATACCTAGTGACAGAGCAGATACAACTACAATAAAAGTTGTAGTACAAAATAGTGCTTCAGATGTAACACAAAATACATACACTAAAGCAAGTTCAATAACAGAATTAGATAGTACGTCAAAAGTTTATTTTTGCCAAGAGGCTGAAGATGGTCAATTTGAAATATACTTTGGAGATGGTGTAATAGGTAAATCATTAGATGATGGTAACATAATTAGTATTAGTTATGTTGTTACAAACAAAACAGAAGCTAACGGTGCAACAACTTTTAATCTATCAGGTTCTATTTCTGGATTCACAGACGTAACTACAACTGTTAACTCATCAGCACAAGGTGGTGCTGAACCTGAAAGTTTACAAAGTATAAAATTCAACGCACCTAATTTTTATGCGTCACAAGATAGAGCAGTTACAGTAGAAGATTATAAATCAAAAGTAAAACAACTTTATGCTAACACACAATCAGTTAGTGCTTGGGGTGGTGAAGACGCTGAAACACCATTCTATGGCAGAGTTTATCTTTCTATTTTACCAACAAGTGGTTCTAATCTTACAGACGCTACAAAAGAAAAAATAGTAAAAGATTTAAAAAAATATTCAGTCGCTTCAGTTACACCAGTTATCATTGATCCTGAAACAACAGATATATTAATTACATCTAACGTTAAGTTTAATGAAGCAACTACACCTAAAACTGCTGATACAATTAAATCAAACGTTATAACAAAAATAACAGATTACAACGCAAATACTTTACAATCATTTGATACAATTTTTAGATATTCTAAATTAACAGGATTAATTGATGAAACAGACGAAAGTATTTTATCAAACATAACTACAATTAAAATGAGAAAGTCTTTTGTTCCTACATTAGGCAGTTCTACAAAATATACAATTAACTTTGCAAACGCATTATACAATCCACATTCAGGTCACAATTCTGCTTCAGGTGGTATTTTAGAATCAACAGGATTTAAAATTGATGGTGATACTACAAGCATTTGGTTTTTAGATGACGATGGACAAGGTAATGTAAGAAGATATAAAAATGATGGTTCTGTAAGATCATATTCTAACAGTTCACAAGGTACAATAGATTACTCAACAGGTAAAGTTGAAGTAAACTCTTTAAATGTTTCTAATATAGAAAACGTAAGAGGTGCAGCTTCAACAGTTATAGAAGTTACGGTTAAACCAAATTCAAACGATATTGTTCCTATCAGAAATCAAGTATTAGATATTGATGTTGCAAACAGTTCAGTTACAGTTGAGGCTGATACATTAGCGGGAGGCTCAGCAAACGCTGGTATAGGATATACCACGACTAGTAGTTATTAGATGAAATGGCCAACTTTAAAGATAAAATATCAAACCTTATAAATTCACAAGTACCTGATTTTGTACTTGAAGACCACCCATTATTTTTAGACTTTGTAAAAGCATATTATCAGTTGATGGAATCAGCTGAGATCACATTAACAAACATTGGTGATCCAGATCATCTAGTATTAGAAGGTACAACAGCTGCAAAGATTGTACTTGATGGTACAAATGTAAGTAAAGATGATGGTGACGATAACGTTCTTTTAGAAGATACAAGTTATGGTGATTTTATAAATGGTGAAACAATTACAGGTTCTACATCTGGTGCAACGACAACAGTAATAATAGAAGATGTTGATGGTGGCGGTCGTTTGTTTGTTGCTCATCAAAACAAATTTGTAGAAGGTGAATTAATAACAGGTTCGTCTTCAGGTGCTGAGGCAACTATAGGTAAGTATAGAGCAAACCCAGTTCAAAATATTCAACAACTTTTAGATTACGCTGATGTAGATAAAACTATATCAGGTTTCTTATCTAAATTTAGAAACTCATTTTTAACAAGTGTACCTGATAAACTATATGAAGATATAGATAAAAGAAATCTTACAAAAAACATTAAATCATTATATCAATCAAAAGGTACAAAACGTGCAAGTGAAATATTTTTTAAATTACTTTTAAATGAAGACGCTGAAATAAGATATCCTAAAGACGAAATGTTAAGAGTGTCCGATGGTAAATGGGATACTAAAAAGATAATTCGTTGTTTAGCATTAGGTACTTCAGAACCTACAAATCTTATAGGTCAAACAATCACACAAGCAAATAATGCCGTTAGTGCTACAGTAAATAAAGCGACTGCAATTGTAGAAGACGTATTTAAATTTCTAATAGGTGGTGTAGAAGTTACCGAATTAGTTGTAGGTGATGATTCTGTTACTGGTACTTTTATTGCTGGTGAAACAATTACAGGTACAGATAGTACAGACGCTGACGTTTTAGTTTCATTAACAGTTTCAGAAATTATAGATGAAAAAACAATTACAAATGATGGTGCATTATATAATGAAGACGATACTGTTGAAATAACAGCAGGTGGTTCTGGTGCAAGTGTTAAAGTTGGTACAATAGGACCTGGTACAATAGAAGAAGTATTAGTAGATACAGGTGGTTCTGGTTATGCTGTGGGTGATACAGTAAATTTTGGATCAGGTAATGCAACTGCAAAAGTTTCAGTTGTAAATGGTGGTGTTACATTAGAGTCTGGTACAGGTACAGGTCAATTAATATTAGAAGATGAAACAGGTAAGAATGACCAATACTTTGGTAACAAAGTTGTACAAGAAGCTGGTTCAGGTAATGAAGATATTACAGATATAAGAATGATTGAATTTGGTAATGGTTATACATCTTTACCTACTGTGACGCTTACGTCATCTGGTAGTGGTGCAAAACTATTAGCATATGGTTCTGATATAGGACGTGCCTTAACAATGAAAGTAATTGAGTCTGGATATAACTATCAAGCAAGTCCTGCCCCAACAATAAAATTACCAACATACATTTTATACAACAGTCTTACAGGTGGTTTAACTGCTGGTGAAACAATAACAGGAGGCACTAGTAGTGTTACTGCTGAAATAGTTTCTGTAGATACTACTTTACAAATTGTAAAAGCAAAAAATCATAGTGGTTCATTTGTTGAAGGAGAAACAATTACTGGTGGTAATGGTGGTACATTTACTGCATTAAGATTACAACAAGCAACTGGTACACTTACAACAGGTACAGTTGTAACTACAGATGGTACTTTTATAAACGAAGATGGTTGGGTATCTGAAAACTCAATGAAAGTACAAGACAGTTTATTATACCAAGATTATTCATACATTATAAAAGTTGGTAGATCAATTAATGAATGGCGTGACGCATATGTAAAAACTTTACACTCATCTGGTTTTTATTTTCAAGGTGAGATTGCTATACAAAGTAGTGTAAACGCACAGATTAGAAGAATAACTGGAGTAAACTCTGGTGTAGAAGGTATCTTAAAAACTCTACTTACAAGAATTTACTCAAAACTTATTGGTCGTAGATTGGGTACAGAATCAGATGGCACAAGTTTAAGAGCAAATGCAAACGAAGTAGTAGCTGCTGACTTTGATACAGATACAGTAACTCAATTTTCAAAAACAACAAGAGATGTAACTTTAAAAACACAACCACTTGTAATAGATTATGTAAGTAGGGTTAGACGTACTATAAACAATGTCAATGTAAGACAAGGATTTGTATATGCAGGACCAAGATTTGGCACAATCAATAAGATGATACAAACAGCATTTGGTCTTACAGCAAACGGAACACCTAGTAGTAGTGGTATTACATTTGAACAATTAAGTGCTATTAAAGTAAAAGGTACAAGAACATCATTAGATGGATCTAACGCAATATTTTTAATGACATCATCTGAAGAAGGTAGAAAAATCAAAACAAACTTCACAATTCCTGCACAAATAGGCGCTTTACAAGGTGATACTTTTGATGAAACACAAACCACATTTGATAGCGGAACAACTACATTTGATGTAGGTTAAGATATAAATAGTAAGAGAGAGATATGGCAAAACAAACAATAAACATCGGATCAACTGTAAACGACGGAACGGGTACTACGTTACGTGCAGGTGGTGATTTAATTAACGACAACTTTAACGAAATCTATACTGCGTTCGGTGACGGATCTACTTTAACATCTGGTTTTGTATCAGCAACTGGTACAGTAACTTTAACTAATAAAACATTAACGTCACCAGTTATTGCAAATATCACAAGTACAGCGGATATAGATTTAACTGCTACAAATGATGTTAATATACCTGCAAACGTTGGTTTAACATTTGGTGATGACGCTGAAAAAATTGAAGGTGATGGTACAAACTTAACAATTTCAGGAAATGATATATTATTAGACGCAGCTGACAATGTTATTATTGATTCAGATACAGGAACTATATTAAGAGATGGTGGTACTCATTTTGCAACTTTAAGCAGTTCTAGTGGTATTAGTATAACTTGTAATACTGTTAATGGAGATGTTTTATTAAGAGGTAATGATGGTGGTTCTTTTATTACAGCTTTAACATTAGATATGTCAGAAGCTGGTGCAGCTTCATTTAATAGTAACGTAACTGTTGGTGGTAATGCTGTAATTACAGGTAACTTAACAGTTAATGGTACTACAACTACTGTAAACTCTACAAATACAACATTAGACGATAACTTATTAGAGTTAAACTCTGGTGCAACTTCAAATGCCAATGATACAGGTATCATTATGGAAAGAGGTTCTACTGGTGATAACGCTATTATCGCTTGGGATGAAAGTGAAGATAAGTTTATCGTAGGTACAACAACTGCAACTGCTTCAGATACAGGAAATCTATCTATTACAACTGGTACATTAGTTGGTAATATTGAGGGAAATCTTACAGGTAACGTTACAGGTAACGTATCAGGTAGTTCAGGATCAACAACAGGAAACGCCGCAACGGCAACTACTGCAGCTGCATTAACAACTGGTCATACAATAGGTATGACGGGTGATGTAGTATGGACATCAGCAAGTTTTGATGGATCAGGCAATGTTACAGGTGTTGCAGCTCTACAGGCAAATACTGTATCATCTACAGAATTAGTAAGTGCCGTTACTTTAGAAATATTAGATTCAGGTGGATCAACAGTTAAAACAATAATAGGAGCAGGATCATAATAGATTTTGATTATAAATATAAAGAGGAATAACAATGCCAGCAATAATAACTAACAAATTTAGAATGAACAATGCGGAACAATTTCAGGAATCATTTTCTGAAAGTGCCGCTACAGTTTACTACTTAGGAATAGGTAGAGCACAACCCTATGGTACTTTAACAAGACCTGATGGAAGAACAGACTACGAAGGTACAGAAACAGCACCTACAACACCAGGTGATAGTGTACTAAATGAATTTAAAAACTATGATGATCTGCTGGCTGCAAAAAAGATCACAGGTTCAGACGTTTCATTTGTCATTCCTAGAAGAAACTGGACAACAGGTACAACATACGATATTTACAGACACGATTATGAGGAGTTTGTAACAGGTGGTACATCAACAAGGGTTACAGCAAATAGTACTGCAACAACTTTATTTGATTCTACTTTTTACGTATTAAGTTCAGACAGAAATGTTTACAAGTGTTTAGACAATGATGGCAATACTGCTTCAACAGTAGAACCAACAGGTACTTCAACAACTGTAATTACAACTGGTGATGGATACAAGTGGAAATATATGTACACTTTATCAGCAGCTCAACAATCAAATTTCTTATCAACTGACTTTATGGCAGTTGCAACTAACTCAACTGTATCATCAGCTGCAACTGATGGTGGTATTGACATAGTAAAAATTAAAACTGGAGGATCAAGTTATACAGTTTCAGGTGGTGGAACATCAGGAACTATTACTAACGTGCCAATTAGAGGCGATGGTAGTTCTGCTGTATGCTCAGTCACTTTAACATCTGGTGCTATATCTGCTGTTACAATTACTGTTAACGGATCAGGTTACACTTCAGGTTATATAAGAAACGCTGACATCATTGNNGCNACANNCGCTGGTGGTGCTGGGTCAGGTGCAGAATTAGACATAATCATTCCACCAAAAGGTGGTCATGGGTTCAACGCTATAGAAGAATTAGGTGGATTCTTTGTAATGTTAAATACAACATTAGAAGGAACTGAAAGTTCTAACTCTGGCGACTTTACGGCTGCAAACGACTTTAGAAAAATTAGTTTAATCAAAAATCCAAACAACGCAGCTGGTTCGGCTGCTTCTGCAACAACATTAAGAGGCACATACGCTATTAAAATTAATACTTCACCTACACCAGGAACATTTGTTGCTGATGAAGAAATTAATCAGGCAAGTACAGGTGCTGTAGGTAAAGTTGTTGAATGGGATGCCACAAATAAAATTTTATATTATATTCAGACTAGACACAATGACGCTGGTGCTGATACAAATGGTAACGTTACTGCTTTTAGTGGTACAAATGTAATTACTGGACAAACATCTAGTGCTACAGGTACTCCTGAAAATACTACTTCAACTGTAAACAATGTTTCATTTACTTCTGGTTATGCAGCTCCTGAATTGAAACATGATACTGGAGAAATCTTATACGTTGAAAATAGAACAAAAATTGCAAGAGCGACTGACCAAACTGAAAACATCAAACTCATCATTGAGTTTTAATAAAGGAAAATAAATTATGCCAAGTCCAACTGATTTCAATGTCAGTCCTTACTATGACGATTTTACAGAGTCAAAAAAGTTCCATAGAGTTCTTTTTAGACCTGCGTTTGCTGTTCAAGCTAGAGAATTAACTCAATCTCAAACACAATTACAAAATCAAATAGAGAGAATGTCAGATCACCTTTTTGATAAGGGATCAATGGTCATTCCTGGTGAAATTGGTTACGATTTAAAATACTATGCTGTTAAGTTAACATCTAAATCTGCTACAACTGTAGATAGTTATATTGATACTACACTAACAGGTGGCACTTCAGGCGTTACTGCTAAAGTTGTAAACGCTGTTGCTACAGATGGTACTGATCCAGATACACTATTCGTTAAATACATTAAGACTGCTTCTGACGGTGCACAAATTCCTTTTACACATGGTGAAACAATAACATCATCTAATACTTCAACAGCAGTTGTTGCTTCTTGTCATACAGGATCAGCTGCACAGATTAAAGAAGGTGTATATTATATCAATGGTTTTCACGTTCAAGTTTCTGCACAAACATTAATATTAGAAAAATATTCAGCAACTCCTAGTTATAGAGTTGGTTTATCAGTAACAGAATCTTTTGTTACACCTGGAGATGATACATCTCTAAACGATAACGCACAAAGCGTATCAAACTCAAACGCCCCTGGCGCTCACAGATTTAAAATACTTTTAACACTAGGCAAGAAAGCATTAAACAATACGGAAGATAGTAACTTCTATGAATTATTAAGACTATCAAGTGGTACATTGCAAAACCAAGTTAGAACAACTGAATATGCTGTATTAGAAGATACACTTGCTCGTAGAACATTTGACGAAAGTGGTGACTATATTGTAAGACCTTTTGATATAGATGTTAGAGAACATTTATCTTCAGGCAATAATAGAGGTATCTTTACATCATCAGCAGGTGGTGACGCAACTAAACTTGCAGTAGGATTCTCTCCTGGAAAAGCATACGTAAAAGGTTATGAGATAGACACAATCGCAACAACTTTTTTACCTGTAGATAAGGCAAGAGATTTTGATACACAAAATAATTTTGGTACAAGATTTGATGTAGGTAACTTTGTAAACGTAACAAACGTTTATGGTTCTCCTGACATCTCAACTGCTTCAGGTGTAGAAGGATTTAAAAGTCTAACTTTACAAAATACAGCAACAAGTTCACGTGGTACTGCAAACACAGGATCAAGTTCAGGCATTACTACAATCGGTAGAGCAAAAAGTAGAGGCTTTGAATATTCTTCAGGTACTGCTGCTTCAAACATATTTTCAAGTTCAGGTGTAACAAGTGCTGTTTATAAACATTATCTTTTTGATATAGTTTTATTTACACACTTAAACATTAAAACTGCACAAGCATTTACAACAGGTGAAACTGTAACTGGTAGTACTTCTGGTGCTACTGCAACAGTTCAATCTGTATCTACTACAGAAAGTGCTACAATTACTGGTGCAACAGCAGCTGATCCTGTAGTTATTACATCTTCAAATAAATTTAAAGAAGGTCAACAAGTAACAATTACAGGTGTTGGTGGAATGACTGAATTAAATACTAACGTTTATACGGTTAGAAATCCATCGGCGTCAAATTTTGAATTATACGACACAGACGGCACTACTTCAATTGATGGATCAGGATTTACTAGTTATACTTCAGGCGGTGCAGCTGCACATGGTGTAGTTATAGTATCAAACGTACAAGGTACATTTGCTACTGGTGAAACAATAACAGGTGGTACATCTAGTAACACAGCAGTTATTCAAGCTGACGCTGCAGGAATGAAAGGTGTAACTTCAAACGATTTCTCATCTGTTAAACAACTTGCAATGGCAGGTAGTCCTACGTTTACTGCTGATACAGCATTAGACGCTACAAACGGTAACAATGCAACATTGACAGGTACATTATCTATTGCAAATAGTGGTACAGCTGTTACAGGTTTCAACACAAGATTTACATCTGAATTAATAGTTGGTGATTCAATCTCATTTACTACAAACGGTGGTACCTCTTTAACTAGAATAGTTGAGGCTATTCTTAATGATAGTTCAATAACATTATCTGCTGCTGTTGGTGGATCAGACGTATCTACAAAAACAATTGCAACAAGAAGAAGAACAAAAATCCAATCACCTGAAAAAAATGTTTCTGTATTTAAGTTACCATATGAAAATATTAAAACGTTAAAAACTACTGCAAATGGTAATGCTTCAGATACAACTTACACATTTAGAAAACACGAAATCAAAACACTAACTGGTGATGGTATCGCTACATTCTCTGCTGGTGTTAATGAAACATTTGCTGATTTAGCAGAGGGCGATTACACTATCTCAATTACAAGTACAGGTTCTGGTGGATCAGGCGCTGTAGGAGATGTATTAAGTTTAACAGGTAACAACCATGAAGGTAGTGCTATATTTACATTGAATGGTGCTAAAACAACTTTAACAATTGATTTTGGTGCTAACTTTGCTGCTCACAATGTTAAAGCATTACTTACATTAAATAAAACTGTAGGAACATCTAAAACAAAAACTTTAACTAGTAATTCAACACTTGCTGTAACTACACAGGCAACAATAGAAAGTGGTACAATAAGTTTAGCAAAGGCAGACGTAATTGCTATCAATTCAATTTACATGGCACCTGACTTTAGTACGGCTGCAACAACATCACATACAGACGTTACAGATAGATTTGATTTAGATACAGGTCAAAGAGATAACTTTTATGATGTTGGTAGAATAAAATTAAAAACTGGTGAGTTAACACCAACAGGTAGATTACTTGTAAACTTTAACTATTACACTCATAGTGCAGGAGATTATTTTGATGTTGACTCATACTCAGCAATTGATTACGAAGACATTCCTGCTTACACTTCAAACAATACAGGTGTTAGATATGAATTAAGAGATAGTTTAGACTTTAGACCAAGAGTTGATGACGCAAGTACAATCAATTCAGGTAACCAAGATAGATCATTTGATGGTACTGGTAATTCAGTTGTACAACCTATCAAATTTAATTCAGACGTAAGATCAGACTTTGAATACTATTTGGGAAGAGTAGATAAAATATTTTTAGATAAAGATGGTAACTTTAAAGTATTAAAAGGTGCTAGTTCATTAGAACCAAGAGTGCCTGGTACATTAGATAACGCAATGCACCTATACACATTATTTTTACCTGCATACACATTAGATACATCTGAAGTTGGTATAGAACACGTTGACAACAAACGATATACAATGAGAGATATTGGTAGAATAGAAAAGAGAATAGAAACTACAGAATACTATACTCAATTATCTTTACTAGAAACAGCTGCACAGAATTTACAAATACAAGACTCAAATGGCTTTGATAGATTTAAAAATGGTTTCGTTGTAGATAACTTTACAGGTCACGGTATTGGTGATGTAGGAAACAATGATTACAAAGTTTCTATAGATTATGCAAACGGTGAGTTAAGACCTACGTTCCATGAAGACGCTATTTCATTAATTGAAAGAGATGAAGACGGAACTGCAATAGTAGCAGACGATAGAACAGACGCTAATTATCAAAAGACTGGTGATTTAATAACTTTACCTTATTCAGAATCAACACTAATAGATCAACCTTATGCAAGTAAGGCTATCAATGTAAACCCATTTGGTGTATTTACATGGATAGGTGCAATAGAATTAACACCTCCAGGTGACGAATGGAAAGAAACAGAAAGAGCACCAGAATTAGTTATCAACAACCCTAACGGTAGTTGGGATAACTTAACTAAAAACTCTGGTAACTCTAGTCAGTTATCTGAATTTCCTATGTCAACAGTTTGGAACTCATGGCAAGATACATGGACAGGAAGACCTGTTGAAACAGAAAGAAAAAATGTAGGTACATATAAGAAAAGAGGTGGTCATGGTTGGAGAGTAATTGCAAAAGAAGAAGTAACTACTGCTCAACAAGTATCACAAACAAGAACAGGAATTAGAGCAGTTGCTGTACCTGAAACAGTAAGAACATCTATCGGCGATAGAGTTGTTTCAGTTGCATTTGTTCCTTTTATTAGAAGTAGAACATTAACATTTGTTGCAACAAGATTAAAACCAAATACAAGAGTTTATCCTTACTTTGATAACATAGATGTAACTTCATATGTAACTCCAGACGGTGGTGCATTAGGTGGCAATCTAGTTTCAGACGCTAACGGTAAAGTTGAAGGTACATTTGCAATACCTGATCCTAAAACTAATTCAAATCCTAGATGGAGAACAGGTCAAAGATTATTCAGATTAACAAGTTCATCTTCAAACAGTTTAACAAACGCAAACGTAGAAACGGCTGCAAACGTTGAATATGTTGCAAGAGGTCTATTAGAAACAGTAAGAGAAACTATTATTTCAAGTAGAGAAGCACGTGTAGAAATGAGAAGTGTTACCGAAAGTCAAAGTATTAGTAGAACATCAACTAGAACGGAAGAAAGACAAGTTGGTTACCATGACCCACTTGCTCAAACTTTCTTAATTGATGATGAAGGTGGTGTATTCTTAACATCTATTGATGTATTCTTTAGTACAAAAGACGCTGCGATACCAGTAACAGTTCAAGTAAGAGATGTTGTAAATGGTTATCCAGGTCAGAAAATATTACCATTCTCGGAAGTAACTTTAAATCCAGGTTCAGTAAATACAAGTACAGATGGTACAACTGCAACTAAATTTACATTTGCAAGTCCTGTTTACATACAATCAAACGTAGAGTATTGTTTTGTTGTAATGGCAAACTCACAAGACTACAATGCTTATGTGGCAAGAATAGGTGAAACATCTTTAGATACAAATAGAACAATATCTGCTCAACCATATGCTGGTGTATTATTTAAATCACAGAATGGTATGACATGGTCTGCTGAACAAAATGAAGATATGAAATTTAAATTAAGAAGAGCAGAATTTAGTAACGTAACTGGTACAGTTACATTAACTAACGATACATTAGGAACAAGAACACTTAAAAATAATGCTTTAAGAACAACAAATGGTTCTAAAGTAATTAGAGTATTCCATCCTAACCATGGTATGCACGGTACAAGTAATAACGTTACAATCGCTGGTGTACCTAGTGGTTCACACAATGGTCTTGCACACTCTGATATTAATGGAACATATACAAGTATTTCAAATGTAACTTTAGATAGTTACGATATTACATCTCCAAGTTCATCAAATGCTACTGCAACAGGTGATGTTGGTGGTGCTGCTGTAACAGCAACACAAAACAGAGTCTTTGACGTATTAAATCTAGGTGGTATTCAAACAGTAACTTTACCTGATACAAATATTGATTACTTTGTAAGAACAACATCTGGTAGATCAGTACATGGATCAGAAACAGAATTTAGTTTAACAGCAGCTACAAGTAAACTTGCTGTTATCAACAACGACAATATTGCTTTCACAGCACCTCAAATGGTTGCAAGTGAAATAAACGAAACAAACGAAAGTATATCTGGTGGTAAATCATTCTACACAATATTAGAATTGACAACTACAAATACTAAACTTTCTCCTGTATTAGATACTCAAAGAATGAGTGCCTTTACTATTCAAAACAGATTAAATCAACCTACATCAAGTAATACTCCTGATTTTGTTGATGATACAGCGAATATAGGAACATCATCATCTGCTGTTTACTGTACTAAACCAGTATTACTAGAAAACAACTCAAAAGCATTAGACATAAGATTAACTGCAAACATAAGAGCAACATCTGAAGTTGAAATGTACTTTAGAGCTGCAACAGATGGCGACAAACTAGATGATTTAAGTTGGACACCTTTCAATTCAGATGGTAGTTCAGATTCATCTATTGTGCCTGCTGAAGATGATACAACATTTAAAGAATACAGATATACAGCAACCGATATAAATGACTTTACTAACTTTCAACTAAAAATAGTTATGAAAGGAACAAATTCATCATATCCACCTGTATTAAGAGATATGAGAGGAATAGCACTGGCGATATAAGATGAGCAAATTAAGAGTAGAAGGATTTTCTGGACTAGTAAGAGATACCAACTCAAATGCCATCGTTAACGTAAACAGGACTGAATATCAAGTTTATATGTCACGTCATAAGAATAGACAAAAACAAGGTGATGAATTAAGAGGCGCAATAAAAGAAATAAATACTTTAAAACAAGAATTGTTTGAAATAAAAAGACTAATAAAAGAGGTAATTAAAAAGTAATGGCTGCAAGACAAATAACTGCTACACAAACATTAGAAGACTTTAGAACACAGTTTAATGCTCTATCGGCTACTGATTTTGGTGATATTGCTACACTTGATTCTAATCTTACTGCAACGTCTGTAATAGGCGCTGTTAATGAATTATACGCTGCGATTGCTGGTGCATTATCTTTTACAGTTTCAGATGGCTCAAGTACTCAAACACTTGTAAATGGAAATACATTATTATTTAATGGTACAGCAAATCAAATTGCAGCAACGGTATCAGCGACAGATACGGTTACATACGCATTAACCGATGATGTAACAATCGCTGGCGAGTTTACTGCAAGTGGTACAGGTACTCATACATTAGGTCAATTAACATTTGCGTCTAGTACAATTACAAGTTCAGGTTCTACTATTACATTAAATGATGACGTAACAATGCCTGCAGCTAAAACGTTAACTGTAGATAAAATTTCAAGTAATCAGTCTTTTGTTGACTTCGGAAGTAAAAACGTATCAACTGATGGATTCTTCTATACAACATTGGCAAGTGGGGGTCTGATATTTGAGGGATCAACAGCAGACGCACACGAAACTAAAATAACCGTTGTAGACCCTACAGCAGATAGAACAATCACATTACCTAATATTACAGGTACAGTAATAACAACTGGTGATACAGGTAGTATTACAGGTACTATGATTGCTGCAGATACAGTTGGTGAGGCAAATATGGCAAATGACGCCATAGGACAAGATCAACTAAAAAGTGTTGTAACCTTGCAGATTTTAAACTCTGGTGGAACAGTTGTTAAAACAATGTTTGGTGCAGGCGCATAAATAGTATAAATAAGTAAAGAGAGGTACTTACTGAAATAAGTGGTACCAGATAAGAAAATGGAGAAATTATGGCAGTAAGAAAACCTTTATATGTAGATTCAGGTAATCTACGAGAGATGGACACTACTATGGTCGGACAGATCGTAGATCAGGCTGTCTATCAATATTCATTAGGACCTAGTGTTGCATTATCTGTTGTTGGTTCAAGTGGTTCACTTGGTGCTATGAGTGACACAAGAAAACAAGCAGGTGCACAATCAACTAGTGCTACTTCAACACCAGGTGAAGGTACTACAGCAGAACCAAGTACTGTTACAGTAAGTTACGATAAAGTAACTGAAACTAGAACAGCAGGATCGCCAACATCTGATTCTGGTAAAACATGGCCTGTGTATTACAACTCATCAGGACAAATACAAGCAATGAATTTAACGGATGTAAAAGATACCTTTTTACACCCAGCAATTGATCTATTGGCTTCAGGATCAACAGGTACTCAACAAGGTGGAACTTATCACGTTTCAACAAGTGCTTCTGTTTCTGGATCAACAGACGTAGGATCAGGAACAGCAATATTTACAGATACAAGAGCAGATACAGGTGCTTATTCAGCAGGTTCAATTCCTGAAACACTTGACCAACCTACAACTATTACAAACTATTATCTACAAAAAATTACTGGTTCTCAAATTACATATACTGAACCATACTTTTTAGATGGTTCTAATAACATCAAAGAATTTACAACATCTGCTTTTGATACATTGTTACAAGAATGGATGAAGTACACAGCAGTATCATCTGGAGATGGTTACTCTATAAGTTATAACATTGGTACTTCTGGCTCTGGTAATACTAGAGGTTCTGGTATGGTTGATACTATATTAGATGGTTCTGGTAACTATCAAACAAGATTTGTAAATACAGATGACTATAGAGCGCAGGAATTTCCAAATGGATCTGCGTCAACAGCTGCAACATATTATTTAAGAATACATAAGTCTTAATAGACTTATAAATTATATTATGAATTATGAAAATATTATTAACAGGTAGTGAAGGCTTCATAGGTCAACACTTAAATAAATTCTTAACAGATCAAAAACACGAAGTAATTTGTCTGGACAAAACAACAGGCAATGATTTACTTTCTTGCGACTTAAAATATTCTGTAGATTTAGTTATACATCTCGCTGGTTTATCTGGCGTTAGAGATAGTTTAGATAAATCGGAAGAGTACTGGATACAAAATGTAATCGCAGGTCAAAGACTTTTTGATTATTTCAAAGATACAAGAATCTTATACGCAAGTTCATCAACAGCACACGAACCTTGGAAAAATCCATATGCAATGAGTAAATATGCTTTAGAGCGTGTTGCTCCTGATAATAGTATGGGTATGAGATTTACGACCGTGTATGGTCCTAATGCTAGAGATACAATGTTGATACCAAGAATATTACGAAATGATGTTCCTTATATCAACACAAATCATAGTAGAGATTTTATACACGTTGACGATTTAGTGAGAGGGATAGATACTTTAATTAAATCAAATTTAAGAGGCGTAACAGATTTAGGTTCTGGTACTACAAACAATCTTGTAGAGTTAATTGAATACTTTGGAATTAACTGTGAACGTGTTGTGGGAGAACAAAACGAAAGATTAGATAACCTTGCTGATAATACACTACTAAATAAAATAGGTTGGTCACCTAAAATTAATTTATATGACTATATTAAGGAGAACAAACATGTTAACTGAAGAATATTTAAAAGATCATTTTATAACTGCTCATTTTGTTGACAATGAAAGACAAAACATTGAAATACTAATGACAAACGAAGATAAGACAGCAACTATACCATACGTTATACCTTTTGATGAAAAAGATGTTAAGTTTCAAGCGTTACAAACTGTTTTTACTGTAGATCAATTGCATGAGGCAACATATCAACAAAAGAAACAACAAAGAAAAGACTTTGAAGATACAGTTTTACAAATTGCAAAACAAGACGGTCTAATAATGGACTCAAATAAAATTGATACTAAATTTTATCCTAAAGTAGTAGAAGCTATTTTTGGTGATGATGAAAATTTAGATCACGTATTTGCGTTGAAGTTAGCAGTATTTGAATTAAATGAAATCAAAGATTCTAAACAAGAAGAATTAAAGAAAAAGTTAAGACAATCAAAAACTAAAAAAGATATTATTGCTACTGCTTGTCAGATTTTAGAAAATAGTTAGAATACCAACCAGTCCAACCTTTTTCCATTATATGTTGCATTTGACCAAGTGTAATCATACTGTAGGACAAAGGTTTATAATAGAGATAGTCTTTAATTGAAGGACATACTCTTTCATACGTTTTATAGTCAATGAATTTATAGTACCATTCATCACTACCTCTAGTGTAGGTATCCACGTAGAAAGAGTCTTGTTCTTTAAACTTATCCCATATATAAGATACATCACCAGTCCATGATACTATAGATGAGTTTAAAGGTGTGTGAGCAGGTTCTCTCCACCACGTATCGTCTAATAACGTAAAATCTTTTCTTACTAGATTAGGTAACTTGTTGTAGATAATCATATCTAAATCAAAATACAAGTTCTCCCCATCTCGGAACCTATCGTACATCTGAAATTTGTTAAACCAATTACCATATAGGTCGTCTTCTATAACTTCAAAACTATCATACTTTAGACCAGAGTATTCATCTATCATATGTTTTAAGTTATCAACGTGCCATTGATTAAACTTATCGCCAAATCTACAACAAATAATTCTCATTTATCTTTCTTCCTACTCCTGTAAAGTGTACAACTTTCAGTTTGTCGTTCACTTCTTTGTCTAGTATCATGTAATCAGTATCAAATTTCTGCATATACATTTGATTTAATTTTAAGTTTTCTGTATAGTCATCTGTATATTTCGCAATCCATTCACTAGGTGTTTTGGTTAGTTTTGCTTTGTGTTCTAATATTTTCCATTTAACGTAGTTTTGTTCGCCATAGTATTTCTTATGTACAGTACCATTATTATAAAAATGTAATTGCCAGTATTCAGGATTAAGTGCAAAGTCGTCCCATACAAACTTTAAACTACCTGATTTAAATTTATAGAAACCACCATTAATACCTAATTTGTTTTCCCACCATTGACCATAGGTTACTAGTTCGTCTTGTTCTACTGGATAGTTAAGTAATTCATCTATGTTATTTACAATAACTTGATCTATATCCATAATGATTATATCATCATCTGGTTTCTGATATGCAAAATGAGGACTAAAGAATTTAAGTTTATGCCAGTGTTTTTTTATATTACTATGATGATTATAAGGTAAGACTAAATCGGCTTTGACATCCGTATCACTTAAACATACAAATTCAAAGTCAACTGTTGAATGTTTTTTTAAACTATCATAAAGTTTAGAAACATAATCTGGTGTATAGAAACCATCAAAATATACAGTACATATTTTAAGCATTAAGTCTTCTCCACACAAGATCAAAGTCTTTATTGATAGTGTGGCAAAGTATAGTTTCTTTAGGTATAAAGCCTTGAATATATAAAAAATAATGCCACTTATCATCTAACCATTGTACTGGCACATTGTTCTCATTTAGTTTAACTGAAAATAATGTTTCATTATCCCAACCAAAATATTGTAATACTTTTTTAGGAAAAATATCAGAGCTTTCTTTTAAGTCTGACATCATTTTTAAGTCGTTTTCAAAGTTTGCAAAGTAATTTAGTTTTACTAAATGATCTTTGTTAATACCTACAATACCTGTATTAATAACATCATTCTTTGTGCTTAAACCTTTTTCAAACAACATTGCCTGAGCGTTGAAATATTTTGATGATGGACTTCTTATTGTTTGTGATGTATCTGTTACTGATTCTATTTTACTTATTTTATTATTGTTGTTTAGTACAGCTATACCTTTTGTTAAGTCCCACGCCTCAAAAAAGTTTACATTTTTCATAGGCACAACGTCAAAATCTAAAAATAATATTTCATCATACTTCATAGCTAATTCATACATTAAATGTATCTTATAGAAATTTATTATATTGTACATTGTAAGATATGGATATGCGTTTTTAATTTGCTCTGACCATAGTGAAAAGTTTGTATCATATTCATACATAATAAAATCAGCACCAATGGCGTCAGCATAAATTTGTTTACAAGCACGTAGATCACCATAGTGTTTTGCAAATTGTTGTTTAGTTCTTATGTTCATAGGCGTATCACCTGTTTTTAAAATATTTTTATCAAACAGATCAATATCTTTTGTGGGTATATCAATGTACAAACTATAAATTACTCTTTTCATAATATTTTTCCTATTAATGTAAATCTTGTTCCTCTTTCATCATTGATCTCATCTTCAACAAGTACTTCGGTGTTTGTAGGTAATTGTGTTTTAAATTCATCGCCATTGTTTACACAATTTATATGTGTATCAATATTGAACATATCATTTGATTGGAAGGCAAAATGTGCTGTCTTTTTCATTCTTGTCCACCATGGAACTTTACGTGTAACAGGCACACCAAATTTTGAATTGAAATATAGTGATTTAGGTCCTATAGGTCCCCATTCAGACATTGGTCGCATATGTTCACACGAAGTATTAATGAATAAATCTGTTTTCTCATATTCGTTTCTAAAATCTTTGAATATGTCATCTGATATAAAGTTCACATTTTCATAGTTGTAAAATAATTTATTTTTTGCAATCTTTATAACTCTATCGTCCATATCTATTGCTGTAATCTTTTTTACTCTAGGCGCCAATGCAGGTACTAGAATACTGCCAAACCAACAACCGAATATTGTTATTTCTGATTGATCTGTTATTAAACCAAGTTTATCACAATGGTTTATAATATTCATTTTTGCATTAACTTGAGGACTACTAAAAGAGTCTAGTATATTATACTCTAAATCAGGTTCTTCTTTAATTGTATAGATTATTTTTTCTAATAGATTATAATCTATGTGGTTATTGTGTAAACTTAAAATATTTTTTAAGTATTGTAATTGATCTCGTTCTATCATTTAATCCAACTCACTATATCTGTTAACGGTGGGCATGTATCTCCATCTTCACTACTTTTTTTCAACCATTGTTCTCTTGTTTCTTCAGCATATCCACAACTCATAATTAATATTGGTCTTCTTTTTACCCAACTAAAACCTAAATCGTGCCATTCTTGTGTATCTCTTACAAAACATATATTATATGATACATCTAATCCCTTTTCAAGTAAATAAATTGTTAGATTATTTGCAAACATTCCTACTTCTAAAGCAACGTGATCTATAATCTTATCTACATATTCTGGATATTGTTCATCAGCTGTATGACTACCATTATCTATCTGTCTTTGATAAAACGCATTTGGTTTACGTACAACTCTGCTATGAAATACAAACAAATAAGGATTTGTTCTTACGTGATTGTAGTTTGGATTAGGATTCTTTTTTGCGTCATGTGTTACTTTAGATAAACCTAAATCATTTGTATCTTTGTCAACGTAAATATGATTTTTGTTAGATAGAGTCCATATCTTTTCTTTCCATTTTTGTTGTTCAGGACCATAGACATGTATTCTATATGCAAACATATTGTTTTTAGATGATGTTGTTATCAATGCTTTTTCTAAAGCTCCGTCTATAATTTTTTTTGATGGGACGTCTTTCTTATAACTGATAACGTGTCTTCTTTTCTTTTTTAAAAGACTATAATGTGTCATTGAGTTAGGTATCATTTTCTAATTATCCAATCTCCTATTATCAACAAGTTTAATCCTGTTTTTTTAAAAGTTCTTATAGCGTGCTGAGGTGTTTCTACAATAGGTTCCTGACAATTAAAACTTGTATTCAATAACATCGGTATACCTGTAATTTTGTAAAACTCATTCACTATATTGTAAAACTTTTCATTGTCTTTTATATTTATAGTCTGTATTCTAGCAGTATTATCAACGTGTGTGATACCTGGTACTTTATCAGTTTTTACTTTACATATCCTAGACATATAAGGACTAGGGCCGCCTTTTGTATCAAAGTATTCTTTGTAATGTTCTTCTAACACTACAGGTGCAAAAGGTCTAAAGTCTTCTCTCATCTTTATAGTGTGATTAATAATATTCTTTATATCAGGATTACGAGGGTCTGCTAATATACTTCTATTACCTAATGCACGATTACCACTTTCTGATTTACCTTGAAACCAACCTACAATAGCACCATCTGCTATTGCTTGTGCTACTTCTTTATAATTTACTTTTTCTTCTCCTATATACTCATACTCTTTACCAGCATACAATTCTGATTTATGTACATTTTCATTTAAGACAAAATCAGCATGTTGATATGCACCAATGGCTTGTCCTTCATCACCTATTGCAGGTGGTACAAATACATTCTTGTAATGTTTTGTAAATTCTTCATTCATGTAACCATTATAAGCAACACCACCTGCGATACATAAGTTATCACAAGTTTTTAATGGATATACATGTTCTTTTATTTTATCTAAAGTAAATCTTTGTAGTGTATATGCTAAGTCATCTAGGCCGTGTGTATCTACATCTATTTGTTTAAAGTGTTCTTGTTTCTTTTCAGTTATAGGACTATCAAGTATAACTTCAAAACATGTATAGTAATATCTACTAAATTTACCATATCCTACTTTACCCATAAGTTTACTTGCACCTAATGTACCAAAACCTGTAAGACCTGACATATGATTCCACAACCAACCAATAGGTAACTTGTCTGATAGATCAATTAAGTTTTGTTCTTTATCAAAAAATACACATCTAAATTTAGAACCTATACCATCTATCGCAAGTATGTCAGACTCTTTATAACCTGAATTAAGAAACGCATAAGCAGCGTGTGATTGATGATGATCTATAAAATAAACATTATCTTTGTGATAGTGATCCCATAGTTTTTTAGGATCGTAATTAAATATCTCATTATGTCCTTTTAATATTGTACTCCACAATTCTTCTTTTGATTTTCTAATACCACCAAACGTATATGTAAATGCTAGTATGGCGTCATCTGGTTTTTTAAAGTATTGTTCAGTAAACTCATCATTCAATCTATAATCACTTACGTTAAGTATATCTGATTGATGAGCATACGCCTCAGCGTGATATGGTAGATTATGTTTAAATCTAGTTTCTCTTTCTCTTTGATTATGATACACACCATCATATGTATTATGATCGTGTAGATTTAAAGCAACTGCAAATATTTTATCCATTTAGTACACTCGCATATTTTGATAAAGGAAAATGACCTTTAGGTTCAACCCATTCCATACATGTTTTACAATAGTTCTCATATTTAAATAATCTAAAATTCATCATCTTATCTATATTCTCCTGTGTTATGTCAAATGTTTTGGAGTGAATTGCATTATTGGCAAACTTCTTACTACAATGTACAAGTTTTCTTGTTTCAAAATTGATAACAGGTACCATAGGAAAAGCTGCACACATCTTACGATCTATTTCTGCAGCTTGTTCGTGTACTGCTGTAACATCATCTTTGTTAGGTGTTCTACCATTAAATGATTTCCACATTGTGTTTTTATGATTTAACTTTATCATTTCTTCAGGAAACTTATCTTTGTATTTAAAGTAATTCGGTGTTTTTACACATAGATTGTAATTGTTATAATCATTTGGTTGTATGAAACCATAAGGTTCTAATCTATCTAAATTACCTAGTTTTTTAATTCCGTCTTCGTAAAAATCTAATATATTATGTTCAACATAAAGTATATCAGGATCTTTTAGTATATGTGGATATCTTTTACGTACAAAAGAGTTTGATAGTACTGAACATACGTGATTAGGTCTGCTTTTAACTTCAGCAATTACATCATCTAAATTTTTAATTAGTCCTGGCTCACCACCTAGAAGACAAACACGTATCTTATAATTTTTTAAATAGTCTAGTGTTTGTTTTAGGAAATCCATATCAACTGTCAAGTTTCTCATTTCTAAAGTATAACTTGTACAGTAATGGCAATCTTTATTACAAGACATAGACATAAAAAAATCTATGGCTAAATAATTCTGTTGTATTTCTTTTAACGTTATCATCTATTATCAAATTTAGTAAAAAATAATTTATTAAAGGCTATTAGTAATTGTTCCTTTGCTGATGTTTTAAATCTTGTTTGTTTAAACAAAAAGTCTTCTCTTTCATAAGCCTTTTCTATAAGATACTCGTAAATATCTTCATTGTGTTTTTTTACTAACGCTCTGTCTAAAATTATATCATCGCCAAATAGAAACTTTGTTTTCTTAACAAATTGAAGTAATCTATAAGGTATCTTATCTGTTATATCAATCATATTATTGTCATCATCTATATAACAAAAACTAGTGATATTTGGGCTTATAATTATTTCTTTCATATTGTAGCCATTATAATTTTACATGTATTATCCACCTCATCATCTGTTAAATATGGATGAATAGGTAATGTTAATATTGTATCACATATTAACTGGGAATTCAAGCAGTTATCTTTTCTATGTATGTGTGTTTTATACAAGGGGTTTTCTGATATAGGCATAGGATAATGTACATTAGCATTAAGTCTTTTCTTTAGTAAATCCCTTGTTTCTTTGTTTTCTAATCTTATGACATATTTGTGATAACAATGATTTACAATCTCATCTACATGTGGTATAGTCACAGGCAAATCTTTTAAATTGTGAGTATATCTTTTTGCAATTCTAAAACGTTTATCTTGCCATTCGTGCATTTTGTCCATTCTATGACTAATAAACTCAGCATTGATTGCTAACATTTTAGAGTTATATCCTAATACATCACCGTTACCGTGTCTTCTTACTTTTTTTAAAAAATCTGCTTTACCTTTCTGATCTAATAAAATAGCACCACCACCTGATATGCCTGCAACAGGTTTATTTGCATTGAAACTTAATGTTGCAATATCGCCAAATGTACCTGCTTGTTGACCATTTCTACTTGCACCAAATGATTGACAAGCGTCTTCTATTAGTGCAATATTCTTTTCTTCACAAAAGTTTTGTATTTCTGTCATATCAGATATATTGCCAAACAAATGAGGATATACAATTGCTTTTGTTTTGTCTGAATACATACGTTTGATACTATCAATTGACATATGATTTGTTTTTGGATCAACGTCACAAAATACAGTTGTTGCACCATTCATTGCTACACATGACGCTGAAGATATCCATGAGAAGTTTGTAACTAATACTTCATCACCAGGTTTTATGGCATAACACATAAGAGCATATTGTAAAGCGTCTGTACCACTAGCACAGGCAACAACATATTTTCTGTTGATAACTTTTTGTATTTTCTTTTCTAAAAACTCAACGTTTCTTTCGTTTTCTTTTTGCATAACATTATCAAAAAGTTTTAAGTATTCATCTTTGTTTGCTAGATAATCTCTATCCCATCCAGTCATCAATTACCTCTCTTTCTGTGTTTGTTCATATAAGTGTTCCGCAATTTTCTCATGGCCTTTTGCATTAGGGTGCCTATCTATTTCTGATATTTTATGTGATTCATTTAATACACTAAACTCTAAAGATGAACCTCCTAATAATTCATCTGTAGGCCAGTTAAAAAATTTATTATTAAACTTGTATTTTGTATTTCTTAAAACGTTGAGTGATTGATCTTGTACGTTTTTATGTAATATACCAACTTGTTGAGGTCTTAAATTTCTTGTTAAATTTTCTTCTTTCACTTTTATTTCCCATAAGTAGCCTCTATATAAACTAATCATCTGAAACTGTAAATATGGAAGTCTTGCTTGTTCCATAAGATTTTGAAAAGCATATTGATATCTTATACTCTTTTCTGTCCAATAAGACAAGTCACCTCTTTTATCTTCTCTATCATTAGTCCATCTATTTTTTATTTTATAACAACGTCTAGGTGCAGTTGACCATGCAGCCATAACAAAACCTATATCTTCTCTATTATGATTTAGTATCTCATCTGATAAAGAGCTGTAAATGTATTCTTGTCCTGCACCAGATTTACATAAATTAATACATTCCATGTTTAGTTTTTCTGCTAGTAATTGAGGCCATTTAGGCCAATCGCAATCCATTTCAGGATGAAATTGTGAGTAAAAGTTTTTATCTCCCCAACTACATCCACTTACTATTAGTTTCTTCATACTTTATTCTTTACTATTGATTTACCTTCCTCATCTAAATGATGTTCTATTTTTAATTTATCTTCACCTCTTTGTAAACAATGATATAGACAATTTTTAGGTACTTTACTGTGATCGCCTGCCTCACCATCTTTCATTATTTGTTCAAACTCTCTCCATTCATCTGTTAATACTATTTCATCTATATTTTCTGCTTCACTTACTTTACTTACTTTTAACAATCTTTGAAACAAAGGCGTACTTAATGTCCATTCTTGGTCACACCAACAACAAGGTAATAAATGACCTCTATTACTCATAGCCATTTGCATTTTACCATTCATACATTGAGCAACAAACTTGCCTTTTAAAGGATCTTTTTTCATTGTGGTCTTACGTATCCTTTATATGCTAAATTATATTCTTTTGACTTAGGTCTTAATGGGTCACTTTCTCCCATCCACCTTGATGAGTGTAATACTATGAACATTAAACCCTCATCTATTGCCATTTGTTTTGCCTTTTCTAAATTATGTTCATTGTAACTAAACACTATAAACTGCCATGATGGTGTTTGTTTTAAATATTTTTTTGACTCTAACATAATTTCATACAACTTTTTACCATCTTGGTTTACTCTATACATGTTACTTTCTTCAGGTAAGCCATCTATTGCAAATATCCATTTTGCTCTAGGGTGTGCCTTAAATGCTTTTATGTACCAACTTTTAGATTTGGCAGACGAGGCATTATGTACTGTAACTTGTATATCTTTATTATACAGGTACTCTAATATTTCAACAAACTTGGGATGATGTACTGGATCAGATAACTGACCACAGAAATTAAATGATGAAAAATAATCAGACAACTTTCTTATTTCATCCATCGTAGCATCCCGACCATAAACTTTTCTGCCTTCAAGTGTAAAGTTTGTCTGCCTTTGACACCTCATACATTCAAGTGGACATCTATTGCTTATATCAATATTTATTCCTTTTTTTGATCTTCTATAAAATGCTATATCGCTCATCTTAAATGTTTTAGTAAGTTTTCTATCTTATCTTTTTGTTCAGTTAAACATTTTGCAGGTCTTTCCCAATATACAGGTCCACCATCTTTAATAGATTTATCTCTTAAATAAATCACTTCTTTTCCTAACCACTTACATTCTTGTATAATTCTAGGTGCAGGATCAAAATTAGGTTTAGTGTAAACGTATGTATCAAAAAGACCTAGTAAATTTTTGACAGGTACATATACGTGATTGCGTTTTTCATTTATAAACTTATCTTTATATGCCAAAATACCATGATCTGAATAATCTTTGATATGCTTTTCTACTTCTCTATAGTATGTTCTATTTGTTCCTAGAAATAGATATTTAAATTGTATATTATCAACTATAGGTTTGTATATACTAAAGTTTATTATCTTTTCAAACTGATCGCCTACACCGTTTACATATACCTCATGGTCACATAAGTCAATTACTTCCTCAGGTCCGTAAAAATCTAGTGCAATAGGATATTCTTTAACATGGTTTTCTGAATATACAGATATAAGTTTATTACTAAACAAACTGTGTAATGTTAGTTTTTGTTCTTCAGTATAACTATTGTAATCAAGGTATGCAAGTGTTAACATACTTCTACCCATAATCAAAGTTACGTCATCTGACCGTGGCATATAGTCATTAAACACTATGTTTTCAAACTTTGTATAACACTCATTTATTGCGTCAATATAATCTTGTATTATGTGTTTTTTATTGGGTATAACAATCAGTTTGGCACTTATACCTAGGTCGTTGAGAAAACAACAATGTTCATAACTGTAATGAAACAGACCATCACCTGGTTTACTTGTACATACTATATTTACATTTTTCATAATATATTATAACATATTTATGTATAAATATCAATAGAGGGTAGAGTAGAGAATTAAGGAATGAAGCTTGAAAAAGGTATATTTTACTCAAATAAACAATCTAATTGCTGACGCTATCTTTTTACCGTTAAGTGTTGCTTACATATGGGAATATTGTAAGACACAGGTAACAGATTGGGAACTAGGAAACATCTTCTTTGAAAGAGAGTCTGTAGAGGACTATCTAAAAAAGATAGACAATCCTGACATCTTAGCATTATCAACATACGTGTGGAACTGGGACATAACTTGTCAGTTAGCACGAGCAGTCAAAAAGAAATATCCTAATTGCAAAATAGTAATGGGTGGACCACAAGTGCCATTCAAACAAAGTTGGCTAGAAGACAATACTGATCTATGCGATATTATAGTTACATATGCAGGTGAAAGAGCATTTGCTGAAATACTAAAAGGTAACTATACATACCCAGGTGTAATGACGAAAGACTCTTACACACCACCTAAACCAGATAGAGAATTAAACGATATACCAAGTCCTTATTTAAGTGGGTTGATGGATAGTCTTATGGAACCTGGTAAACAATATAGTGCTATCATAGAAACTAATAGAGGTTGTCCATATAGTTGTTCTTTCTGCGATCAACAAGATTTATATTACAATAAGATTGCCATGTTTGATTATGATAGAGTAATAGGTGAGATAGATTGGATTGTAAAAAATAAAATTGACTTCTTATACTTTGGCGATAGTAATGTAGGTATGTTCAATAGAGATGTTGACTTCATAAGACATATTGCTAAATGTAGAAATGAAACTGGTTATCCTAGACAGATAGATTATAGTACAGCAAAACAACAACCTAAACGAATTGTAGAGTTGGGTGAAATTCTTAATAAAGAAGCAAAGATAAGACGTGGTGTTACAATTGCTTTACAAAGTATGAATACTAAAACACTAAAAGCAATCAAAAGAATTAATCTTGCAAATGAAAAATTAGAACAAATTGTTGGCGACTATAACAAAGCAGGTGTTGATAATTATTGTGAACTAATTGTAGGTTTACCTGAAGAAACATTAGACACATGGATAGAAGGTATAGGTAAGATACTAGAATTAGGAAGTGACCATGCGTTGACAGTACACCCTTTGAGTATTGTACCTAATACTCCTTTTTCTGATCCTGAATATAAAAACAAATACGGATACAAATATACAAAGACAGCTGCACCTGCAGGTGGTAATACTTATCCTAAAGATAGTAATGGTGAGATTGATTATGTTGCCTATGAAAGTAAAAGTTATAGTAAACAAGATTATATAGACATGTATTTTTTCGCTAAAGGTCTTGTGATACCTCATCACTATCATGGCGTTAGTCAAGTTGCAGCCACATATCTAAAACGAGAACATAATGTATCTTTTATAGATTTTTATAAAAAATTATTTGAGTATAGTAGAAGTGGTAATGGTATACTAAATGAGGAATATAAAAATCACACAAACAGTTTGAAACAAAGTTTATTTGAAGATAAGACATGGGGTAGAACAATAGAAGGTGGTGATGATTTTCATATACAAGATAATGGTGCAACAGCTTCTTTCTTGTATAGAAACATAGACAAGGTACACAAAGAGGTTATAGACATATGTAAGAAAGAATATAATGTTGATGTATCAGAAGCGTGCCAGTTTAACAAGCACATTATTGACACATATGAAAGAGATGATATAGAAAAACAATTTAACAAAAACTGGTATAGTTGGTTTTATGATAACAAACCACTAGTTTCAGTTAACAATATCGTTTCTGTAACCGTTTATAAATATAAAGATATAGTAGACCACTCAAAGCATTTATTCTGGTGGGGAAGAAAAGCCAAGAGATGTTTTTTGAAATCAAAGGAGATTACGTTATGATAAGAGTTGGCGATATAATACCAGATGTTAAAACTATGCACAAAGATAGTGCAGCCACAAACTGGTATTCTACACACGAATTATTTAAAGATAAGAAGATATTACTAATAGGATTGCCTGGTGTATTTCTAGTTGAGTATGCAGCCACACATTTAAAAGCATATGACTTCTATTACAGCAAGATAAGAGAACTAGGTATTGATGAAGTGTATTTTACAAGTGTTGATAATTGTTACGTACAAAACGCATATCACAAATCAGAAAATTTATCATACTTAAAAAACTTACCTGACCCTAATGGTGATTGGGCCACATCTATAGGTATGTTAGAGAGTATGAGTAAAGAAGGATTAGGAAATTGTAGTCATAGATACGCTATGATTATAGACAATCTAATTATGAAACATTGTAAGTATGAAGACTTTACACACAATCCTATGACGTGTTTTCAAGTATCAGACGTTGATACAATGATAAAATATTTAGAAATTATACAAACGAATTATGAAAGGTTTAATGATAACGCCAGAGATAAGGTTGACGTCCTTGGAAGAAACAAGATCAGCACCGTATTGTCGGGAACTTAAATCTCTTTGGTATGATAGAGAATATCTATTAAATCATTTAGAGAATATAGACGATAACAATTGGTATCTGTTTGATTGTGGTCACATAAGATGGACTGTACAAGAGGCATTTAACGCTAGACGAGAATGTAAAAACTATCCTTTTAGTGAGTTTCATTATGAGTTGATAAATCTTTTTACACCTGCAATATCTTTTGATACTGTATTGTACACACAAACAGCAGTAGGTGGTGCACCACCACACCAAGATAGAAACAGACCTGCTGCTTTAAACTTTGCAATACGAGGTGAGTTTAGTGATACAAGTCCACAAGTCTTCTATGATAGTTTTGATAGAAGTACAGAAAAGTATAGAATGACATATGAAAAAAATGGATTAACAAAAGAATTTGCACCTTGGATATTTAAAGGTCCTGAAATACATGGTGTAGAAAACAAGACAGAAAAAAATAGAATTATTATAACTTGTGCTTGGCGACATAACAGTTATGAAGATATAGAGAAAAGATTACTAGATGGTACGTTAGTAAACTGGGAACAAAATGAGAAAAACAAAAGGATAAAATTTATATGAGTAGTATAGATAGAACAAACAAAGCACTTCAAAGACTATCTACTATGGGTGACTGGTTGCAAATGAAACAACACATCAATACTAGACAGATAATGAAAGACCTTGAGCCATACAAAGACTCATGGAAACCTTACAATTTAAGAAACCCAAATAACAGGTGGGGTTTAAGTGTGACAAGTTTAGATGGCAAGTTAAGTGGTATACCTGATTTAGATAGTTTACTACAATACAATAAGATACATGGTACAAGTATTACAAATCATCACATTAAAGAATACACCGAAGTATATGATAACTCAAAAGAATTACAAAAACTCATTGAACCATGGAAACCTTGGTTAGGGAGATGTCACTTTCTAAAACTAAACACAGGTGGTTATTTTCCTGAACATTATGATGTAAACAAAATAGAATATGGCTATGATGAAATAAGATTTATCACTTTCATTAACAGGTGTGATAAAAAAGATTTAAAGTTTATATATGAGGATACAGTTAGAGATGTTAAAGATGGCCAGATGTTTTTCTTTAACGCAAACAAAAGACATTCAGTTTTTAGTACATCGGACGATATTATTATGTTAGTATTTTGTATGAAGTTTGATGAACATTTATTTGAAAGATTAATAGAACAATATAGGTATGCGTAATGTGGTATCATAAAAAATTTAAATTACAATACGACACTAACGTTTTCAATGAGATAATTGAATATGCTGAAAGAGCAACATGGAGACAAGGGTACGATCAAAATGGTTTACTTTGGAATGTTGAAGAACTACCTTTAAACCCTAAACAATTTCCTATACTAAATGAATTATATGAAGGTCTTAATACAGAATTTAAAAGACCATCATTTTTTATTAGTAATGTGAAACCTGGTGGGTTAGTAAACCATATTGACCACAACAAGTGGGGCAATCTAGGTATACCTTTAAAAGGTGATTTTAAAAATACACCTCAATACTTCTACGATCAATTCAATCATCCAGTAGAGTCATTTGTAGTTGACAGTCCTGTTATATTCAATACACGTATGCTACACGCTGTACCTAGAAAATTAACTGATACAGGACCTCGTTGGGTATTGATGATGGATTTATTTGAGTGGGTAGATAAGTTATTTGATAAAGTTGATAAGAAGACTATATGGACAGATACAAAGAATTTTAAAAATGCGTAACTTCTATTTCTTACAGATACCTTTAGGTACAGACGCAGCCTATCTACCACAAGCAGTAGGTACGATCTGGTCTTATTGTAATCAGTTTGAAGAAGTACGAAAGAAATATAAACTTGCAGGTGTATGGTGGAACAAAGAGATTGATATAGTTGAACCTGATTTTATAGCTGCAAGTTGTTATATGTGGAACTGGAAAATAACATATGACGCATTGAAAGAAATAAAAAAGAAGTATCCTAAATGTAGAATAGTCGTAGGTGGACCTGAACCACAATATACATCTGAATGGTGTAAAAAACATCCTGAAATAGACGCTGTGTTAGCATACTATGGTGAAGAAACAATGAGAAGATTACTAGTAGATGATGATCTTAACATACCAGGTGTTGTTACAAAAGATTTTAACAATGCAGCTGAGGCAGAATATGCCGACCCTAAAATGATACCTAGTCCCTATCTTAATGGTTTCTTTGATAGTTTATTAGAAGGCAACACACAAAAAGTCAGAGCAATCTTTGAAGGCAATAGAGGTTGTCCTTATACTTGTTCTTTCTGTGACATAGGCCATAAGAAATATACAAAGATACAAATGTTTGAAACAGAAAAATGTTTAAAAGAATTAAAATGGATGTGTGATAGAAATGTAACTGCTATAGATGTAGCAGATAGTAACTTTGGTATATTTCCTAGAGATGAAAAACTTGTAGATTTTGTAGTAGAACAAAAGAAGGCAGGTAAATTCAATGGTAGATTTATGCCTACGTGGGCAAAGACACATGGTGAAAAGATAATGAAGTTAGCAAAGAAATTACAAGACGCAAATGTAGATGACACTTTTGGTTTTAGTTTACAATCTACAAATCCTGAAACTTTAGATAATGTCAATAGAAGAAATGCGTTTGATATTAAGAGTTTCAAACCTATCATAAAAGATTTAAAAGACAAAGGTGTTTCTTCTTATACAGAATTGATTTTTCCTCTACCTGGCGATAGTTTAGAAACATTTAAGTATGGTCTACATGAAATAGTTGACATGCCTGCACCATTTGATATGATACAGATTAATACTTTAAGTAGATTAAGTAATACAGAATTTAATACAGGTTTTCCTGAAATGATATGGCAAAATATTAAAGGTACTGCAAAGCCATATAACAATGATGTAATAGATGAGATTGCTGTTGCAACAGATAAGATGACAAAAGATCAAGTCTTTGAAGGTTTCTTTTATAGTAGAAGTTTCTTAATACCAATGTACTGGTATGGTCTAACAAAATATCATGCTGATTGTTATTATGAAATTAATGGTAATAGAAGTGAATTGTTAAAAGACATATATTCAAAACTATTTAAGAACAAAACATTTATGAAACACAAACTAGATGTTAGAGAACATTATTTTAAAGCACTTAACGAATACAAAGACATTGGATATAAGATACTTAATAGAGATATAAATTATTATACAGATACAGCTTATTCTCACTTGTTCTATACCGAGAATAACATATTTGATGTGTTCAAAGAAATGTATCCAGAATATGATGAGATTATTGATCGCAACAAAAAAGATTTCAGACCTATTGACGATAAAATGGAATGGCTCAGAGATATACACGTTAGAGGTAGATTTAGTGAGTCTTGGAGAATAAAATGATAAACAAATTAATATGGAATAAAGTAGAAGAATTATTTTACTGGAACATATCAGTAGATAGCCCTATCAATCAATTACCTTTTACAATGAATTTTATTCTTGCTTGTCAAAAAGAATTTTCTATGACAGTAAGAGATAAAGAATATCCCATACATCTAGGTGGTATAATGGATTGGCATGATAAAACAATGGGCGATTTCGTAAAAGAAATAGATAAACAATATCAAAGTAATTACTTTATAGCAGAAAATGGCACAAGTACAACAGGTGTCGTAGGTGAAATAAAAGATGTAAACGATAAACCTATTACTAACAAATGGAATATAAGAGGTGACGCTCTTGTTAAAAGATTACAAGCAATGCAAAAAGAAAGACCTAATCTAACAATATTAGATATGGGTTGTGGTGTAAACGAATATAAAAAACACTTGAACAATGTTACAGGTGTTGATCCTTATAGAAAAGAAGCAGATGTATTGTGTAGTCAAGCAGACTTTAAACCTGCTAACGATATAAAATGGGACGTAATTATATGTTTTGGTCCTCAAAATTGGTATACGTATGATGAACAATATAGAAACTTTATGACGTTAAAGAATTGTTTAGCACCTAGTGGTTTACTATTATGGTCACATGTTCATAATTACTATAAAGTATTTCAACCAGATCACCCACATGGTCACACTTGGATACATGGCGATTTAGAACATGCTCAAAAGAATAGTGCATTTTACTTTTATGATAGAAACTGGAAGTACACATGGTACTTTAACTGGACTGAACACGCTGTAAATACACTTGCAGGTCATGTAGGTTTAAAAATAAACAAAGTTGATTATGACCATTGTAATTTATACAGACCACCTATGTACAGAATATTTACGGAGATGACACATGGTTGAACAAGGTAACTTCTTTGTCAAATGTCATAACATTTATTACAATCAACAATGGTTGATAGATGTATTAGATAGTTTGAAACCTAGTGATTGGGTAAATGGAGTTAGTAGAACAGGTGTAGCATGGAATGTTAGTGAATGTAGAAATATACCCTATGAAAATATGTGGAAAGATATTGTAGAGAATATGAATTTAGATCAAGTCGGTAGTACAGAAAGAACAATACATGGTGAAAAACCATGGGCGTTCTTTTCTAAATTACCACCAGGTGGTATAAATTTACACTACGACCATAGACGTTGGGGTGCGTTATTGTTTCCTGTAAGAGGTAAGTTTGAAGTTACACCTCAAATATTTGCAACAGAAAACTATACAGAAATAGAAAGATTTAATTTTACTAAAAGTAAAATACACAATAATGGTACACCTGTATTTTTTGATAGCAGAGTTTTACATGCTGTACCTACACCTTTAGATTTAGAGGAAGAAAGAGTTGTATTTTCTGTAAACATACACTCTCACCCTACAGAATTTTTTAGAAAAGCAATTGACGGAACATGGTTAAACAAGAATACAGAAAACATAGGTGTATCTAATGACTAATTTCTATTCTATACAAGCAGATAAAATGAAATTTGATTTAGATATGTTAGTTGATCTATACAAAACAGTAGATCAAACAAAGTGGGTACATAGACAAGATAAGTTACCACAGTATTGGCCTATTGATGAAAACAATACGTTTGATCGTAACCATGAATTTTACAAATTACTAAAAGAAAATATAAATGTTGATATAGATGAAACAAGAGTATATTTCAGTAGAGTACACCCTGGTGGTATACCTAACCATTGGGACTTTGAAAATTTTACTAAACTGCAATTTCCTGTTATAAGTGATGAAGAAGATAACGATTGGTCAAAGTCGCCTGTTATTTTTATAGATCAATTTGACCAGGTTGTAGAAAGAGTAGAGCATACGAATAATACGCCTATAATTTATAGTGCGAATTACATGCACGGAACAATCAAATCTTTAGATAATACAAACGATAGAATTACTTTTGTTGTTGATATTAAGTATTGGTTTGCCAGAGTTAGATCAAAATATAACAACGGTACTTTGTTTACAAATAACAAAGCGTTTTGGAGTATGGCATGAACAGGTGGGATATAACTGTTAAACAAAGTAACTATGATTTTAATCCTTTTAGAGAAAGCGATCATGGCAAATACTTTAAAACAATTACAAACATTTATGAGGACTGGTCAAAGGAATTAGAATATGCAAACAAGCAACAATATGATTTCTATTGGCCTAGTCCTGTAAAACCAGGTGGCGATCATTTTGATTATGAGTATGAAAATAAACTAGTAGAAGATTGGGGTATACCTAAAGACTTTGTAATCTACAGAATGTGGACTGCAACAAAGAAAGAGTGTCCTGTATTATGTGGTTTAGCAGACAAGTTAGGTTTAGAAGACGCACAAGTTAATATACAAACACAAACTACTGGTATGATGTTACATTTACACATTGATAGTTTGACAGGTTTAAGAAAAGAAAGACAAGATCAATCTTCAAGTAGAGCAACTGATCCTGAATGGGGTAGAGTTTTTGTTATGTTAGAAGATTGGAAACCAGGACATATTATTCAATTCGGGAATACATATGTACCACCATGGAAAGCAGGTGATGTAGTATGGTTTGATTGGGCAAATATCCCTCACAGTACTGCAAACACAGGACCATGGCCTAGAACTATTGCCAAGATAACTGGCAAACAAACAGAAAAGTATAAAAAATTATTATGAATATAACGCCCTTATTTGCTATTGCAATATTATTACCTAGTATTACAAGTAATCAAAGAATACAATACGGCATACCATTATCTTTAATGTTATTTAAAGATGTGTTTTTAGGTTTTCATGGCCTAATGATACCTGTCTATGGTTGTATGTTGATTTTCGTGCTACTAGGCAGACATATAAGTAATAGTATAACAGCAACGTTTGTAGGCGTTTTGATTTGGCATGTTGTTGTTAACTTCGCTGTATGGTACTCATACGGTGGCAATTTATTACAAACTTACATACAAGCAATACCTTTTGATTTTAATCTTTTGGTATCAAGTTTGATATGTGTTATGATAGGAAAATTATGTATAAAATATTACTCACATTATTTGTATTACTAATTAGTTTTACAAGCGCTAAAGCAGATGACTGTAGAGGTGATAGGCCACAATATGATGAAGATGGTCATCTCATTATCTATATCTGTAAATCATTTATTAGAAACTCAAGCGATCTAACTCATAAAACATATTCATATGAAGTTGTATCAGCAGACAAAGACGAACTACAAAAAGTATCTTCTTTGAACGTTGTACAATCTGGTCCTGATGGCCAGTTAACTTCTACGTTTATGAGAGGTACAAATTCAAACCATACTCTTGTTACACTTAATGGTATCGCTATACAAGATCACTCAACACCAAATGGTACTGAAGATTTATTTGCACACAGTTTTTTAGGTGTAGATAGAGTTGAAGTAATCAAAGGACCTATGGGTAGTATCTACGGACCTAATGCAATAGGTGGCGTTATCAATATGGTTACACAGGCAAATGGTCTAAACTATATTGAGTTATCTGGTGGTAGTTTTGGTCAAAAAACACAAGTAATAAAACTTGGTAAAGCAGATTATTCAAAAGGTTTTATTATAGACTTTAGAGTAGAGAATGAAACTACTGATGGTATATCTGTAGTAGATGGTACAGAAAAAGATGGTATCGCTGATAGAAACTATATTTTTCAAGTAGAGAAGTTTCTAGGCAAATGGATGTTAAAATCTAATATAATTCAAACTGTAAACAAATCTGATTTAGATAAATCTACAGACTATACTGACTATACGTCTAAATGGCAATTCAATAATCAATACATCTCTTTACAAAGTAAAGATACCGAGTTTTCTTTTCAGAAATCAAAACATAAAAGAACATATGACGATAAAGGTACAAAGGATATTTACAATTCAGACCAAGAAACATTTATCGCTAGTCATACATTTCATCCAGAAAAAACAATATCTTTGACTACAGGATTTGAACACAATCTACAAGAAATAGATTTTGATACTAACATTGCAGGTTATGATTCAAACGTAGATAAAGAAAGACACAATCATGGTTACTATGTCAATTTTGATAAACAACTTGATAGTGGTGTCTTCTTTCATAGTGGTATTAGACACGATACACCTGATACATTTGACAATCAAACTACAGGCAGAGTTGCTGTAGAAAAGAATGGTGTACATTTAAGTTACTCTACAGGTTACAAAGCACCTACAGTTTACGAGATGTATGGTAAAAACAATTATGGGTTTTTAGGTAACAGTAATTTGATACCTGAAAAATCAAAGACATGGGAAATAGGTTATAAATCAGATGAACATAAGTTTGTTTATTTTGAATCAGAAATAGATAATCTTTTAAAGTATGATACAAACACTTATGTTAACGATACTAAACAAAGTAAACAACACGGTGTAGAATTAAACAATACATTTACATATGGTAAAATACAATTGAGTAATAGTTTATCTTATACAGTATCAAAAGATGGTGACAATAAAGACACGTTAAGAAGACCTAACTGGCAGAATACATCAACAGTATATTATGATAACTTCTATGTTGACTTTAATTACTTTGGCAAACACAAAGACATTGACGCTTCAACATATGCAAGAAAAGATATGCCTGCTGTTGAAACATTTGATATAGGTTACAACATTGATGTTGATAATAATACTTTCTTTTGGAGTATAAACAACGTCTTTGATAAGTCTTATGAAAGACCAGATGGTTACAATCAATACGATAGAACTTTTAATCTAGGCTTTAGAAAATACTTTTAATGTTTGATACAATATTTTGGGCTGTTATAGGCACTTTAAGTGGCGTCATATTCGGTGTGATACCAGGTGCAGGACCATTTGTTGCAACGGCAACTTTATATCCTTTCTTAACGCATATAGAACCTGTCAATGTTATGATGTATTACATAACAGTTTTGATTGCAACTAATTATACAAATAGTGTAACTGCTATTCTGTATGGTATACCTGGTGACGCCACAGCAATAAGTACTGCAAGATATGGTCACAAATTATTCTTAAAAGGTTTTGGCAATCTAGCAGTTGCCTCTAACGCTGTAAGTAGTACAGTAGGAGTTATATTTGCTTTTACTGTTTTTATTTTAGTGTTGCCTTACATTATAGAAGTTTTTAGATTTTATAATAGTGTATTACAGACAGTTATTGTTGCAGCTGCAATTATAATGATTACACTATTGACAAAACAGAATAAATTGTTTACAATAGTATTGTTTTTATTTGGAGGCATGATTGCAAAAATAGGTATAGACCCTATTACATTTGATAGTTTTTTGACTTTCAATAACTCATACCTCGCAATTGGGATACCTTTTGCAAGTGTGATGATAGGATTATACATAGTGCCAGAACTAACAAAGTTAAACAATTTCAAAGTAGGCGTACCTAAACGTATAAATACTTTTACAGTTGGTAAAGATACTGCCACCCCTACACTTATAGGAAGTTTTGTAGGATTTTGGTGTGGTATGATACCAGGTGTAACAAACATTCTTGGCAGTTATGCTAGTGCAAATATTGTTAAAAGGTTCTTCAGAAAACCTGTACTAAAAAGCATAGCAGCCGCAGAGGCAGCAAATAATAGTGGCGCATTATCATCACTATTGCCTTTGCTTATACTAGCGATACCTATAACGGGAAGTGAAGTTTTGATTTATTATATTATGTTAGAAGATGGTTTCGTTTTCAACGCTCAAAATACAGTCAAACATTTAGAAAGTATAATTTATATTATACCATTTGTGACTGCCTTTTGTTTGTGGTTAAGCTGGTACGGTTTCAATCTGTTAGGTAAGATTGCATATTACTATAAAGAACATAGAAATATAGCAAACATCTTACTTCTCTCAATAATTAGCATTGCAAGTATATCAATATTCGCCATACGTGAATGGATGATTATCTGTATATTTGTTTTGTCTATAATCGGTTTCTTAATTAGACGCTGGGACACTAGTCCCATTATTTACGGATACTTTCTAAGCGATCTATTTTATGAAAATTTAATTAGAACATTAATAATCTTATAGGAGATAAAATGAAAAAAATAATGTTAATATTAATGAGTATGTTGTTCAGTACAATGGCATATGCTCAAGTACAAATAATCAATCCTGGTTCACAAGAAGGTGTCTTCAGACAAATTCTTTCTACAATAGGTGATACAACTGACCATAACTTTGTTCAGGCAGATAATCCAGTTACTGCATACACTTATATAGAAGGTGCTGAAGGTGGCACAGAACCTATCTTAACGATATGGTCAAGTGAATGGCCAGGTGACGATAGTTTGAAAAGTCCGAAAGTATCTAAAGATAACATTGTAGCTTTAATGACATATGAAACTCTTATGTGTAGTAGAGCATACAATTCACTTGAAGATATGAGTGGACAAACTGTTAAGATTGCGACATGGGGATCAGAACCAGTTGCAAAATTTCTTACAAATTTAGGTGCAAAATATAATGTAAATTTTGTAGTTGTACCTTATTCTGGCAGCGGAAGTACCACTAAAGGCTATGTTGGCAAAGACGCCGATACTGTTTTTACAATTACTTCACGTCAAGCCGCATTAGAGGAAGATGGATCTAAATGTATCGCCTTTTCAGAAAAAGGTGAATTAGGTTTTAGATTTGTTGACGCAATCATCACCATTAATGCTAACTACGCCTTAACAAATGATTTACGTTCTACTGTAAATAACCTCTCTACTACTACCGAGTGGAATAGTAAATTTAAAGGCTCTGTAACTTATGTTGGGAATGGTTCTAATCAAACTATAGATATGTTTGAAGAGGCTGTTACTAATTTTAGTAAGTAATACAATTATGTAAGAGCTGGTTGGCATCCTTATAGTTGTCAAACAGCTCTTGCTGATCTCTACCAGTTATGTTAAGATTTACATTAAACTTTTTGTTTTGTAGATTTTGAAATTCAGGTATATTCATACCGACTTCTAACTTCTTATTCAGATAATTTAGATATTGTTCAACGATTTCTATATTCTTTATTTCTTTAATTACACCAGGTTTTAATTGAGTACAACCCCATAGTAGGTGATTTGTAATCTCTGGTTCTTTGTTGTTACCTATATTGTTGAATATATTATTGCCAGGTAACTTATCTAATATATTAATAAACTGACCTATACGTGTGTTAAAATCTATTGCAATTAATTTTTTACCTGATATGTGAAAGTCAGGACCTGCAAAGTACATATCTTTTACTTTTAGTTTATCAACTATAGTCTGTACGAAACCATACATTGTTTTATGTTGTTCTTCATCTACTTCACTCACAGGTATAGACCATACTGCCATATCTTTTGCAATATCACTTTTCTTACTGATTGAATGTTGATCTATAGGATTTTTATGAAAGTCTAATATATCGCCATACTTTACTTTAGCATTTCTTACGTAGAATAAACAATCTACTTTACCATCTTTAACATAACCATAAGGTGATATAGATGGCTCTTCAGACCAATAGTATTTTTGTGCCATAATTTTACAAGGTACATTATTAAAGTTTTCGTTTTGAATACCTGTCTTATTGATTTCAAAAAAATCATTATGATAATTTAATTTACTTAAATGATCTAAAAAATGATGTTTGTTATTCCATCTTCTATACTCTATTATAGGTGTATTCTGATCTGATTTAGGAAAGAAAGAATTACTGCCTGTACCTATATCTGGTTTTGTAAAAAACTCATCGCCATCAAATACGTCTAGTTGACTATGAAAGGTAGGTGTAATACTTTTAGGTACGTTATGTTGTAGTCCTATTACTCTACAAAAATCATCAAGTTTCTGTTTATTACTAAACACTTCAGCTGCAAAGGCAGACATATTGTTTATACCGTAATAACTTTCTAATTGTGCTTGAATAGGAAATAAATTTTCTGATACACAAAACACTTTATCACAAGATATAATTTGTTTTGTGATTTCTATTATATCAAACTTCTTTGATACAACTAAATCGTCTATGTGTTTTATGAAAGGTTTATAGCGATCGCCTGACTTGTTTGGCACCACATCACAAACCAATGTGATGTGGTTATTTAAATTCGCTGTGATAAGACCTTCGGTCTTGTTAAGACTACGCTTGTGTGATAATATAATTACATTCATTCATAATATATATGTGTTGATTAAATATTAATCGTTTGTTTCATTTATTACAGACGCTTCTGGTAACTGATCTGTAAACGTGCCTTCTTCAGACTCTATAAGATCATCAATAACTGGTAATTCAGCTGCTTTTGTTTTCCATTCATTGTAAGAATCTGTATCTTTAAATTCTTTTACAACTACTACAAATTTTTTATCTTCAGATAAAATAGCATACTTGTCTAATACGTATGTTGCTTCGTTATTGATATGTAAATTTATATTGTCTTCGTTAATATCAGCTGATGAGCTTTTATTAAAAAATTCTTCTACTGATCCAAACGTCATTGTTGAATTAACGTTTGTAAGTTTCCATTGTTGGATATGTGTTGCCATTAGTTAAACTCCTCTATTTGTCTTTCTAAATCTATGTTGCCCCATTGCTTTATGTTTATGAAAAAACCTTCTTGTTCAGATATATTAAAATCTATGTTAGGCAAAACACTTCTTTGTTTTTTCCATTCATTGTAATGTGAAGAAGTATCAAACCTTCTTACAGTTACAACTCCTTTTTTATCAGGTGTAAGTACACTCATTCTTTCATATATGTACTTACTATTCACTTCATTGTGTTTTTGTAAGTCTTCTTCATCTGTAGTTCCAGTATATGTAGAGTCAAAAAAATCGTCAACTGACTCATAGGCCTTATTTGGATCCACTAGATTTCTGTATAAAAACTGAATATCTATTGCCATAATTTTAACCTCATTTGTATAATACTATTATTTATGCGTATAAATACTACTATGGCAGCAACAGCTAATTATAATATAGATCAAGGTACAACTTTCAGTTCAACTGTAACAGTAAAGGATAACGCAGGAACAGCGTTAGATTTGACGGGTTATACGGCAACTGCAAAGATGGCATTGGGATATAGTTCTACAAGAACAAGAACAGATTTAACTATTGTGTTTGATAGTGATAGAACATCAGGAAATGTTACAATGTCATTAACTGCAACACAAACGGCTGCTTTAGAAGCGCCTGCAAGATATGTTTATGATTTAGACATAACAGATTCTTCAGGAACAGTAACAAGAATAATTGAAGGTCTAATTACAACTAGACCTAACGTATAATAACTAGGAGAAATACAACATGAGTAGTGAAAATATCAACTCAACAACAGCACCTGCGACAGAACCAACATTTACTATAGACGGTAAAGACTATAAAAGAAGTGATTTGTCAACTAAAACATACAATTCTATTATAGTTAGACAAGACCTACAAGCAACTAAAATTAAACTATCTTTAGAGTTAGAAAAGATTGCAATTTTACAAGCTCACTATGATAATGCTATCGCAAACGAATTAGGTATTGAGATTAAAAAACCAGAACCTAAAGTAGAAGCTGAAAAAGAAAAAAAGTAGTAGATAATACATAATTGTAATTGATTTAGATACCTTAATTATTATAAATATTGTTATAACAACACAGTATTAACAGGTAAAAATGTCAAACAATATTACTGCAACGTATAGTACAGGTACTAATACAACTGCTACAATTAATAATAATACTACAGGACCGAAAAACGTTTCTGTAACTTCACCATCGGTTAGTCAATTACAAAGTAGTGTTAATAAACTTACTGGATTGACTGACGTAAATGCGGCAACGCTAGACGATGGTGCAATGATTCAATATGATGATACAACTAAAAAATTTGTAACGAGAACTGAAATAAAAACTGAAAGTGGTAATTTAATATTAAACGGTGGCACATTTTAATAGGGAGAATTAAATGGCAACAATTATAAAGATTAAACGAACCACGGGATCATCGGCACCGTCAGGTCTAGAGCAAGGGGAACTTGCCTACGTTTACGATACATCAGCAGCCAGTACAGGCGCTGGTGGTAATGGTCTACGATTATTCATTGGAGATCATACATCAACATCAAACGCCGCAATAGAAATTGGTGGTCAATATTACAAACTTTTATTAGATCACGCACATGGTACACTAACAGCTTCATCTGCTTTAATAGTAGATTCAAATAAAGCAATAGACGAATTACTAATAGGTAATTCTGCTACAGTTGGTGGTACAATAAAATTCAACGAAGGTACTAATAACGGTACACATTTTGTAGCATTAAAATCTCCCAATAGTGTTGCAAGTAATTTAACGTTTACTCTACCTGGTACAGATGGTTCTAGTGGCCACTTATTAACTACAGACGGTTCTGGTAATCTTTCATTTGCTGCTCCAGCGTCAAGTAACTTTACACTTGCTGCTGATAGTGGTTCAAACGATACATTTACAACAGGTCAAACTTTAACGTTTACTGGTGGTACTGGTATTGACACAACCGTTGCTGATAACGAATTAACTTTTGCCATAGACGCTACAGTTGCTACGTTAGCAGGCACACAAACATTTACAAACAAAACATTAACATCTCCTAAGATAAACGAAGACGTAGCATTAACTGCTACTGCCACAGAATTAAACTTACTAGATGGCGTTTCTGGATTAGTACAGGCAGACTTTACAAAATTAGCTGCTATAACTTCTACTGCAGCTGAAATAAATTTACTAGACGGAGTTACTGGTCTAGTTCAAGCAGACTTTACTAAATTAGCTGCTATTGATTCTACTGCCACAGAGTTAAACTTACTTTCTGGTATTACTGCAATTGCTGATGAAGACAATATGGCTTCAGATAGTGCAACGTCACTTGCCACTCAACAATCAATTAAAGCATATGTTGACTCACAAGTAACGGCACAAGACCTTGACTTTCAAGGTGACTCTGGTGGTGCATTAAACATAGATTTAGATTCTGAAACACTTACAATCGCTGGAGGAACTGGTATTGATACATCTGGTTCTAGTAATACTTTAACAGTTGCGATTGATAGTACAGTTGCTACTTTAACAGGCACACAAACTTTAACAAATAAAACACTAACAAGTCCTACACTAACTACACCTAGATTTGCTGACGATGGCTTTATTGCTGACGCAAGTGGTAACGAACAAATACTATTTCAACAAACTGCAAATGCCGTTAATGCAATAGAAGTTACAAACTCTGCTACAGGTGATGGTGTTAAAATAGGATCTGCTGGTGACGATACAAACATTAACATTATACTTGATCCAAAAGGTTCTGGTACTGTTGATGTTAATTCAAGTAGAATAGTAAACGTAACTGATCCATCTGGTGCACAAGACGCTGCTACAAAAGCATACGTTGATAGTGTTGCAAATGGTTTAGATGTAAAAGCTTCTGTTAAATACGCTTCAACAGCAAACGTTGCTGGTACATATAATAACGGTGCAGGTACAATTACTGCAGGATCAAATGGCGCATTATCAATAGACGGTGCAACACCAACTGCTAGTGATAGAGTTTTATTAAAAAATCAAACAGACGCAACTGAAAATGGTTTATATTTAGTTACAACTGTTGGTTCAGGCTCTGCCGCATACGTATTAACAAGAACACCAGACGCTGACGCAGCGATTGAAATAACTGGTGGTGCTTTCGTATTCGTAGAAGCTGGTACTGCAAATGCTGACAATGGTTATGTATTTACACACAACGGTACTCCAACATTAGGAACAACTGATATAACAGTTGAACAATTCTCTGGTGCTGGTCAAATATCTGCTGGTGCAGCTTTAACTAAATCAGGTAATACAATAAATGTTGCTGTAGATGATACTACAATTGCTGTTGTATCAGACGAGTTACAAATTAAATCAACATATCCTGGACAAACATCAATCACTACTTTAGGAACAATTGCAACTGGTACTTGGCAAGGTACAGTAATTGATGAAGTATATGGTGGTACAGGACAATCATCTTACACTACTGGTGATATTTTACATGCAAGTGGATCAAACACTCTTGCTAAATTATCAATTGGTGCAAGTGGTAAAATTTTACAATCAAACGGTAGTAATATAACATACGGCGACATTGACGGCGGAACTTACTAATCGTTATATAATAGAGAGATATAATGGCGACAGTTATTAAGTTAAAAACAGGTACAAGTACACCCTCTACTAGTGATATTGCTTCACGTGAGGTTGCGATTGATACTTCAGCACAGAAATTTTATATCAATGATAGTGGTACTATCAAAGAAATAGGTGGTGCTGGTACAGGTACATTAACATCTTTAACAGATGTAACACTTTCTAATTCAGTAACTTCACAATATCTTATATACAACGGTACTGCTTGGGTAAATGAACATCAACATAACGTTGTTAAAACAGTTCCTTTTATCAAAACAGACGCTTCTGTCACAGCAATATCTATGGTCAACAATAAAGATATGACGACTATTAATGGTTTTTTAGATCACGTTGTATTACAATCATATTATCTGCCATTTACAAATGCAAGTGGTACAGCAGTAACAACAGTAAGACCAGGACATATGCCTGAGTTATCGGAGATATAATAGATGACAACTAAAACGCCAGTACGAGCAACCTTTACAGGATCAAATGTAACTGGATTAGCAGAATATCAATCAGGTGAATTTATACCTTTAACACATGGTGGTTTAGGGGCTTCTTTATCTATAGGTTCTGCAGGACAGGTATTAAAAGTAAACGGTGCTGGTAACGCAATAGAATTTGGTGCTGTTGAGGCAATTGTAAATATTGACGCTGCAACAGATTTAGAAAGTGCTACATTAGCAGTAGGCGATAAGATATTATTATCTGACGGTGGTACTGAAGGTAGAGTATTATTATCTCAATTAGACACATTATTTTCAGGTACAACAAAGACATTAACAAACAAGACTTTAACAAGTCCTGCAATTAATAATCCAACAATCACTGGTGGTACTTTTAGTGGTACATTTACAGGTACTATGGATGCAACAGGTATGGTTTTATCTGGTGCAAGTCCTCTTGTATTTGAAGGTGCAACTGCTGACGCTTCAGAAACAACTTTAGCATTTGTTGACCCTACTACAGATAGAACAATTACTTTTCCTAATGCAACAGGTACAATTGTATTAGAAGCAACTGGTTCAACACTAACTAACAAATCTATTGATTTAGGTAACAACACTATATCAGGTTCTTTAGCAGAATTTAATACTGCTTTACAAGATGATAGTTTTGCTGGATTGGCTGCAACACAAACTTTAACTAATAAAACACTAACAAGTGCTGTTTTAAATACAGGCGTTTCTGGTAGTGCTATATTAGATGAAGACGATTTAAGTTCTAACTCGGCTACTCAACTTGCCACGCAACAATCAATCAAAGCATATGTGGATGCTATATCAACAACATTAACTCTTGCTGCTGATAGTGGTTCAAATGATGATGTTGTTGTAGGTACAGATACACTTACATTTGCTGGTGGTACAGGAATAGACTCAACTGTTTCTAATAACACAGTAACATTTGCTATTGATAATACGGTTGTAACAAGACATAACATACAATCTTTAAGTAACAAAACACTTACAAGTCCTACAATTACAGGTACTGGTGCAATCGCTGGTACATTTACTGGTAATATCACAGGTGACGTAACTGGTAATGCTGACACAGCAACTGCGTTAGAAACAGCTAGAACAATCGGTGGAACATCATTTGATGGTAGTGCAAACATAGCTGTTGCATTATCAACAGCTGCAACAACATTAGAAACTGCTAGAACAATAGGTGGTGTATCGTTTGACGGAAGTGCAAACATTAACTTACCTGGTGTTAACACAAGTGGTAACCAAGATACTTCAGGTAACGCTGCGACAGCAACAGTATTAGAAACAGCAAGAACAATCGCAGGACAAAGTTTTGATG